TGCACCAGCTGCCTTTATCGGCGCCGTGCTGGTGGTGCCCGTCGCTCTCAAAGCGCTGGATGTCATCGACAAAACCGACTTCGCTAGCTTTGTCCCCAGCTGGCTCAAAAGGGGCAAGGGAGAATGACCATGCTCAGCACACTGTTCGCCACCTTCGTTGCCACAGCGCACATCATCACCGCGCTGCGGCTGGTCTGCTTTCGCCGCCGTGGCTCACGTATAAGGCGGGGCATTGCATTCCTGGCGGCACTGCTCATCGGAACACTGCTCTGCAACGCAGTAGACATCATGGTGTTTCAGCAGCCCGTCACCATCTGGCAAGGCTCACTCGCCATTCTGCTGCTGATCCTCGTGTACCGCTCACGCGGCAATCTTGCCGCCCTGATGAGGCCCACACCATGACCACCACCCTACGCCACGGCGCCACCGGCCAAGCCGTTAGCCGCTTGCAAAAGCAGCTCAACCAGCAAGGCGCAACACTGCTGACCGATGGCGATTATGGCGACGCTACAGAGCGCGCCGTGCGTAGCTACCAACTGCGTGTGGGTTTGGTGGCTGATGGCATCGCCGGCCCCAAGACGCAACACGCTTTGGCCGGTGGCGACTGCGCCCTGCTGTTGCACAACAGCACACTGCAGGCCGCAGCGCAGCGCCTTGGTTTGGAGCTGGCCGTGGTTTATGCCGTGAACGAGGTAGAGAGCAGCGGCGAAGGCTTTTTGCTTAACGGCAAGCCCAAGATCCTGTACGAGCGCCACATCATGCATCAGCGCCTCAGCCTCATGCGCACCGATGACGACGACGCCACCTTGCTCAAGGCTCACGCTGATCAGCTCGCCGAGTGTTACCCCAACCTGGTCAACACCAAGCCCGGCGGCTATGCCGGCGGTACCGCCGAGCACCAGCGCCTAGCGCAAGCCAAAATGATCGATGCTGTTGCCGCGTTGGAATCCACCAGCTGGGGCGCGTTCCAGATCATGGGCTACCACGGCGAGCGGCTCGGTTACGCCAGCGTGAGCGACTTCGCACAGCGCATGGCACAGGATGAAAACCAACAGTTTGAAGCCTTCATCCACTTCATCGCAGCAGACCCAGCCCTGCACAAAGCACTTAAAGCCAAGCGCTGGACCGAATTCGCCCGCCGCTATAACGGCCCCGCCTACGCCCGCAACCTGTACGACATAAAACTGCAGCGCGCCTATCAGCGCCATGCTGACTGTGAGTGCGGAGCTCAACCAAGGAGTGATGCAGCATGAATAAAATTAACCTCGACCAGATCCGGCAACTAAACATCCAGCCCAACGCGGTGCTGATGGTTCCCGGCGGTACCGACGTTGAAACCCTGCAGGAGCTGTCCGCAGCCCTGCGTAAAGTCCAGCCAAAGGGCAACGTGCTGCTCATCAACGGTATGGACTTGCAGCAGCTCAGCGACGCAGACATGAACGCCGCCGGTTGGTACCGCAAGTGACCACCCTGCGCCAAAGCCTCTATGGTCTGGCCCTTATCGTCGCCCTGGCCGGGCTGGTCTGGATCCAGCAGCAACGGGTACAGATCGCCCAGGGCGAAACCAAACTAGCCACCAACCGCGCCTTGCAGGCCGAGCAGCAAAGCGTCGCCCGCCAGCAAACCATCGGCGAACTCACCACCGCGCTGGCCACCGAGCGCACCAGCCAACAGCACCTACAGGCCCAGCAATCAGATATCCGCCAGCAGCTGCGCACCAGCCAACAGAGAATCGAGGCGCTAACCCGTGAAAATGAAGAACTACGCCAATGGGCTGATGTTGAGCTGCCTGCTATTGCTCGCAGCTTGCGAGACCGTCCCGCCATCACTGGCGCCGCTGACTATCAGGCTTGGTTGTCCCGCCGTAACGCCCTGCACGCTGAGCGCAACCCAACCCCAGCGCAACGGCAACCTACTCACTGACGCAGACATAACCGAGGCCGACTGGGCCGAATGCGCCGCCAAGGTCGATATGCTTTACCAGTACCAGGAGCAACACCATGTACAAACCCAGCAGCCTCAAACAACACCTGATCACTAGCGTCGCCGAGCTGCGCCCATCGCCTGATCGCGTGCTGGTGTTCATGGATGACGGCAACGTGGTCTACTCCAGCGCAGCCGGCCTGTCATTTGAGTACCGCTACACCCTCAAGCTGATCATCACAGACTTCGCCGGCGATCCCGATGCCGTTTTTATTCCCCTGCTCGCCTGGATCGGTGAACACCAACGCGAGCTGCTCGACAACCACGACCAACGCCAAACCGCCATCGGCTTTGATGCCGAGGTGCTCGCCAACGACCTGGTAGACATCGAGATCAGCCTGCCGCTCACCGAGCGCGCAATCGTCAAGCGGCAAGAAAACGGCACACTCACCATCACCCACCCAGCAGAGCCGCAGCTCGACGCGCCCCTGCCCGCCGGCAACTACCAGCTGATCACCGCAAACGGCGATATCGCCGCCGAGTGGCAAAGCGGCGAGCCTCTTGAGGCCTACGGAACACCCGCCAGTGAGTGAGGACCTACAAGCGTTGGAAGACTGGGCCGGCGCGTTGCTCAACCGGCTCGACCCTAAACAGCGGCGCAAAATAAGCCAAAGCCTTGCCCGCGATCTACGCCGCAGCCAACAGCAGCGCATCAAGGCCCAGCAAAACCCCGATGGCACCGCCTACGCACCCCGTAAAAAGCAACTGCGCAGCAAGTCCGGCCGCATTCGCCAGCGCAAGATGTTCAGCGGCCTAAGCAAGGCCAAGTTCCTCAAGGCCAGCAGCAACGCCAATGGCTTTAGCGTCGGCTTTGTGGGGCGCACTGCGTGGATTGCCCGCGTGCATCAACGCGGCCTGCGCGACAGCGCCGCCAAAGGTGGCCCCAAGATCGACTACACCCAACGCCGTTTGCTAGGCCTCACCAAAGCAGAGCTCAACATGATCCGCGACGGCCTGCTCAATCACCTCGGCGGCGTGTAACGCCCCCCGCCTAACCGCCAATCTGCTGCACCTCACCCGCGCGTGAGCAACCATCACCGGCATGAACCCAATCGCCGAACTCCGCCGCCGCTTAGATAACATGATCCGCCCCGGTACCGTTTATGCCGTGGACGCAGATCGCGGTTTTGTGCGGGTCAAAAGCGGCCAGCTGCTCACTGATTGGCTGCGTTACTTCGTTGGCAGCGCCGGCAGCGTCCGGCATCACGCCACGCCCACTTTGAACGAACAATGCGTGGTATTCAGCCCCAGCGGTGAGATGGGCGCAGGCTTTGTGCTGGTCGGCCTCAACAGCGATGAATTCCCCGCCCCCAGTCAGAATCCCGAGCTGGATAGCACCACCTACGCAGATGGCACTTGGTTCGGTTATGACCAGGGCACCGGCGACATGACAGTGGTCATGACAGCCGATGGCCAAATCCATATCAGCGCACCGGGGGGTATCAACATCACCGGCCCTCTAAACATCAGCGGCCTGGTCACTGTCAGCGAAGACGTGATCGCCGCAGGCATCAGCCTGGTCAACCATCAAACAACCGGTGTTACCAGCGGCAATGACCTGTCAGGGCCTCCGCAATGAACGGCATGAGCACATCAGGCAAAGCCATCAGCGGCCTGGATCACCTGCGTCAGTCAATTGCCGATATCCTCACCACTCCCATTGGTTCGCGCGTCATGCGCCGCGACTACGGCAGCTTGCTGCCCAGTCTGATCGATCAGCCGCAAAACGACGCCACCACCGTGCGCCTATACAGCGCCATCACCTCAGCACTGATGCGCTGGGAACCACGCATCAGGCTAAGCCGCGTCAGCATCGAGCACACCGCCGCTGGTAAAAGCGCGCTCACGCTTGAGGGTGAAAACATCGAATCGGGTGAACAAACAGTGCTGCAAGTACCGCTGCAACTAGGTGCCGCCACATGAGCGAATTCACCGGCGTAGACCTCTCACAACTGCCACCGCCCAACGTCATCGAGCCGCTCGATTACGAGACTATTCTCGCCAGCAAGGTGGCCCGGCTCATTGAGCTGGATCCAACTTTCGACGCTCTGGTCGAATCAGATCCCGCCTACAAGATTTTGCAGGCCTCAGCCTACGATGAGCTGCTGCTGCGCCAGCGCGTAAACGAAGCCGCCAAGGCCGTGATGCTCGCCTATGCACGAGATGCAGACCTCGAACAGATCGCCGCGAATTTCAACGTGCAGCGCCTGCTCATAACACCCGGCACCCCCCAAGCAGTGCCGCCGTTGCCCGACGTGTACGAATCAGATGAAGCCCTGCGCCGGCGCGTGCAACTCAGCTTTGAGGCCTTCACCACAGCCGGCAGCCAGGGCAGTTACATTTTCGCGGCCCTTGGCGCCAGTGGCCAGGTGCGGGACGCCAACGCCATAAGCCCCGGCCCCGCGCTGGTCTCAGTCTACGTGCTATCGCAAGAGGGCAACGGCACCGCCTCCGAGCAGCTGCTCGAAACAGTCACGGCAGCTGTTAACGCCGAAAGCGTGCGCCCCATGACGGATCAAGTCAGCGTGCTGTCAGCCGCCGTGACCGAATACCAGATCGAAGCCGTGCTCACCGTCTACCCCGGCCCAGATGCCGAGGTAGTGCGCCAAGCCGCCCTGCAAAGCGCTCAAGCTTATGCAGATTCAATGCACCGCATGGCGTACGACGTGACCATTTCCGGGCTCTATGCCGCACTGCATCAGGCCGGCGTGCAATCTGTCGCACTGATAGCGCCCGTGGCCAGCATCGTCAACGGCGACGGTGAAGCGTCGTACTGCAGCAGCATTGCCCTGACCGTCGCAGATCAGCCCGATGTCTAGTTTCGTGCCGCTACCCCCCAACGCCACCCAAGCCGAGCGCAGCCTCGCCGACGCCGCTGGGCACTTCAACAACGTGCCCGTCGTCGTGCGTGAAGTCTGGAATGCAGATACCTGCCCCGCCGATCTGTTGCCCTGGTTAGCCCGTGCGGTATCTGTCGACGTGTGGGATCCCAACTGGACCGCAGAGCAGAAGCGCGCAGCGATCAAAGTCTCGCTCGCCGTGCACAGAAAGAAAGGCACCATCGGCGCCGTGGTCGACGCCTTGGGCGCGCTAGGTTTTCGCGCAAAAGTACAGGAATGGTTCAACCAAATCCCCCAGGCCGCGCCCTACACCTACCGCTTGATACTCGAAGCCGATCAAACCGGCTACAGCCTGGATGACGTATCGCTGCTGCTCGAAGTAGTCGCTAACGCGAAAAACCTGCGTTCACACCTAACCGAAATCAAGCCCATCGTCCTCAGCAGCGCCATAGCGGTGATGGCCTCAGCAGTAGGCCTCGGCACCGAGATCACCCTGCGCTTCAGCGACGCACAAAACGCCGGCATCATCCCCGGCTTTCTCGCAGCCGAGGCACAGCTCAATACCATCACCAATAC